AACTGCTTAAGATTAACCCACAGTTAACAAGCAATCCTAAGTACAACGGTGGAAGCACAATCTTTTCTAACACAAAGATTATTCTTGAGCCAGCAGTTAAGGCATCTAAGCCATCAACTACTCCAACAACCACTGCTCCTACTACAACTACACCAACCACAACGACTCCGACTACCACGACTCCGACAACAACAGAGCCGACAACAACGGAGCCAACCACAACAACTCCTACAACTACAACACCAACTACGACAGAGCCAACTACTACTGAGCCAACTGTAACAAACATCGATAACGCTGCAATGAATGCAGTGCTTGACCAGATTGCTGCTCTTACTAAGCAGATGGCAGATATGCAGTCCGCTGCAGCAGCAGAGGCTGCTAAGCCAAAGGTCGTAGGTGTACGTACAGTACGTAAAACAGGTGGCGTAGTCGAGACAGTTCAAGTTATGTCTGATGGCACAGACGGCAAGGTCGTAGATACTTACAAGGACTTTGGCGCTAAAGATTCCGTCATGAAGATGTTTGAGAATACTGGACTTGGTGCTGACTTTATTAAGTCACTGACTGATTCTATCGACAAGGTATACGACGAGAACATCATGCCAACCGATGAGCAGATACTTAACAGCATCTATTCAAGCGATGCATACAAGACTCGATTTGCTGCTAACGAAACAATTAAGAAGAGTATTGCAGAAGGCAAGGGTATGCCTGGCGACCGTCTTCTTTCACCAAGAGAATACATTGCAGCCGAGGCTGGGTATCGAGAGATACTACAGAACGCAGGACTTCCTGTTGGATTTTACGATACACAAGATGACTTTACCAAGCTTATTGGAAATGCAATAAGCATTGGAGAATTAACAGAACGTGTCAACATTGCACAGAACGCACTTAACAATGCAGATGTTAATATCGTTAACGCTCTTAAGGAGTATTACGGTATGACAACTGGTGACCTTACCGCTTATCTTCTTGATAAGGATAAGGCATTCAATGTTATTAACTCACGTTATCAGTACACCACAGAAGAAGCCAAAAAGATGTACGGCGCTGCTGAGATTGGTGGAGCTGCAGGTCGTGCAGGTATGGGTGCAACCAAGGGATTTGCCGAAGAGATTTACGCAGCAGGCAAAGGCTCTATGGCAGAGCAGACATTCCAAACCGCAGCACGTCAGCAATCAGACTACAGCAGATTGCTTGGTCTTTATGGTGAGACAGCTGGTCAAGAAGACTTGGCTCGTGAATCACTTGGTCTTGCAGGTGGTGCGGAAGTTGGCATCAAGACAAGAAAGCTTGCTTCTAAAGAGCGAGCAAAGTTCGCTACACGTAGCGCGATTGACAAGACAACTCTTGGTCGCGCAACTGCAGACGACGTTTAATTAGGTTCCGCTTCAGACCGTCCAGCCCTGAAGTGTGTATCAGTCTGGAAGTCATCACGTCTACGAATTACTACCCCTGGTAAGGAGTACGTGTGGTGCAAACCCGATGAGGGTCAACCAACTAAAAGGGAGAAAAAACAATGGCAGATAACTACGAATACGATATCGAAGACGACGAAGACGACTTCAATGACACAGGTCTAGTGAAGAAACTTCGTAAGCAAATCGACGGACTTCAGAAACAATTGAAGGAAAGAGAATCGCTTATTGAGGAATTCACAACTTACAGTCATGAAGCATCAGTCGGAGAAATCCTAGAGTCATTCGGACTAAATGCAAAAATCGCTCAGTTCATTCCATCAGAAGTCGAAGCCGACCCTGATGCAGTAGCTGAATGGCTAAATGAATACGGTGATGCCTTTGGTATTGAAGCCGTTGAAGAGGGAGGGGAAGCCTCCCCAGATGCTCAAGCATATGAGCAAATGTCAGACTTTGAAGATGGAGAATACAACCCATATGTCGGTCAGGACTTGCAATCTCGTATTGCAAATGCTGGTTCGCCAGATGAGTTGAAAGCTTTACTCAAGGGCTGATAGTCCACACTCAACCCTAATAGAAGGAAATCATGCCTACTACACCAGCAACGTCAACTACGACATCAACGATGTCGAACTTGATTCAGACCTCGTATGACAAGTTCATCGAGTTCAACCTTCGCTCTGAGCCAATGTTCCGCAAGTTCGCGGACAAGCGCCCAGTCGATGTTACAAACCCAGGTAACACTGTGGTATTCCAGGTCTACAAGGACCTATCACGTGCTACAACAGCACTAACTCAGACACAAGACCCAGATGCAGTAACACTCAACAACACTGACAAGGTCAATGTTGTTGTTGATGAATACGGCAACGCAGTTATCACAACAGAGCGTTTGGCTCTTGAGTCACTTTCAGCTGTAGACCCAGCAGTTGCAGACATGCTCGCATTCAACATGCGTGATTCATTGGATGCACTTGTATGGGCAAAGCTAACAGGACTAGCAACAGGTCGCTTCACAGGAACATCATCTGCTGATGAGTCAACACTCAACGGTGAGAACGTTTCTTCAAGCACAACAGCACCATACATTTCTTCAGCTCTTGCTCGCAAGGCTGTTGCAAAGCTTCGTGGTGCATCTGTTCAGCCACGTGATGGTGGCTTCTATACAGCGCTTATCCACCCAGATGTATCTTTCGACCTTCGTTCAGAAGCAGCATCTGCAGGTAACGTTTCATGGCAGCTCCCACACACATACACAGAGGCTGGCGTAGCTAACCTCTGGAACGGTGAAATCGGTATCTTCGACCAGGTTCGTTATATCGAAACACCACGTGCTGAGGCAATCTCAGGTTCAGGAACTTCAAAGGTTTACGCAACAGTAATCCTTGGAAAGCAGGCTCTTGTTGAGGCTGTTTCATACGAGCCAAAGACTGTTATCGGTCCAGTTACAGATAAGTTGATGCGCTTCCGCCCAGCGGGTTGGAAGGGTCTACTCGGATGGAACGTCTACCGCAAGGAAGCACGTTACGTTATCCAGACCAAGTCAAGCATCGCAACAGCGTAACTTTGACGGAAGGGGGAGGGCAACCTCCCCCTTCTACTTAAGGAAGATATGCCAAAGAAAAAACCAGAACCAGACGTAAGCTTCTTGACACCTCTTAAGCACCATGCTGTACAAGCACATGAGTTGTATACAGAGTACAAGGATGCAGGATTTACAGAAGGTGAAGCGTGGGAATTATTAATGCGCCAACTTCCTGAACTTGAATTAGAAACCATAGACTTTTTAGATGAGGATATAGAAGATGCCTAAAGTTGGAAAGAAAGAATTCGCATACACCGCTAAGGGTATGGCAATGGCAAAGATGGAAGCAATGAAGACTGGCAAGAAGATGGTTAAGAAGCCAGTAGTCAAGAAGGCAAAGAAGAAGTAATGCCAAAGAAGAAACAAGTTTGGGATAAGCCAAACCCAAAGAAAGTTTCTAAGCCACTTACGTCAGCGCAGAAGGCATCAGCCAAGGCTGCTGCTAAAGCAGGAGGACGTAAGTATCCAAACCTAGTTGACAATATGAGAGCAGCAAAGAAGAAGTAAATGGACCCAAGACTAAAGCGAGCAGGCGTATCTGGTTTCAATAAAGCCAAGCGAACACCTGGTCATCCGACCAAGTCACATGTTGTCGTAGCCAAATCTGGTTCACAAGTAAAGACTATTCGCTTTGGTCAACAGGGTGTATCTGGTTCACCAGAGAAGTCTGGTGAAACAAAGTCATATCGCCAACGTCGCCAGAGTTTCAAGGCACGTCATGCAAAGAACATTAATAAGGGTGTCATGTCGGCAGCCTACTGGGCAGACAAGGTGAAGTGGTAATGGCAAAGATTTTCCGTGGACCAACCATGAGAATAAAACTAGGTATGGAAAACGACCTATGGTTTGTTTCATATCCATGGGGAAAAACTGTTGTTAAAGACAACGGAACCTGGAAGACAATCGTATCCCCGCAAGATTCATCTCTTGCCGATTATGACAAGGTTCTACGTGGTGGGTATGACAACCCAATTACAGATGCGGAAGCAGCAGAGTTAACTGCTGCTGGTTATGGGGATTACATTGTCGAATTGTAGAAGCGGTTGCAAAACACAAGACCATGCAAACTGGGGCGAGTGTGCTCGTGCAGCCAATCTTAGTATTGGTAACGAGCAAGTTAGCAATACATTAAAAAGCAATGAAAAAGAATTAACAGCCTATCGTGATGCTCGTAAGCTTGGGA